CCCACCACGTGTTATACCAACAATATAATCAGGTCTCCATTCACTTTCATACATTTGCATTGCAATGTGTTGAATGCCTTTTTCTACTTTAGACCAATCGTAGTTAATTGTTTTCATTATCGTCCTCCACATCAGGTCCATCTAATAATGCCTCTGCGGCTTTATATTGGTCATACAAATCTTGTAACACTGTATACTTTTCTAACATTTCTTTTTTTGGTTCTAAAATAGCCATACGTTTTTTAATAATGTCAACTGTTTTAAATAAATCGCTAATCTTTCTTTCTTCACCATCGACACTTAATGTTATATCTTGTTCTACATCAGTATATACTGAACTCAAATCAATACTTCCTGCATTATCAAATAGATGTTGATAGTCTGGAGAGGCAGACGTAGTAATTGTTGTACCAGATGATGTAAGTGTTGATGTATCTATTGTATATGTTTTGTTTAAATCTAACCAATCTCTGGACATATCATAACTGTTTCCAGTTATTTCTTCGTATTCATCTGCTAGTTTTATCAATTCTTTTTCATCACTGCCAAACTCTCGTTTAGTTACAGTTTTACCACCGTCTGGACTTTCATAGATATATTTTTTAATCATATTATCAATATCATCATCGTTCATCGCCCTTTTCCTTATCTGTTGGTTCCAATACTTTTCTTAAAGCCCAATTACCTTCATGAGTCATATACCATTCTAATTCATCTTCTTCTGTCCAACCTAAACTTTCTAATAACCCATTAGGCAAATTAAAGTAAAACTCTTTTGTATTTGGGTCTTCTTTTACTTCTGCTTGATATACAGTAGGACGTGAAATTTTCTTAGTGCCCATATTATCTCCCTAAAAATCTTTTAGCCGCATCAATAGGATTTCTCAATCCTTCATATGTCTTATCAATAAACTCTATATGTTTACCTAGCTTTTCATTTAGTTCATCTAAACTCTTTTGTAAGTCATTTACTTTTACATTCAACAATTCAATATCTTTTAAAAGTTTTTCTTCACTACTTGGTTTCATTTTTAAATACCTGCCTTCTCTAAAATATCTTTTACGAAAATAACATCGTCTTTTCTGACTTCAAATTTTCTTGTCCAAAATGTTGGTTCAAGATATTCATTAACTAAATTCAATTCATGGTCATTGAAACTATTTATAAGTTCAACACCAGACACAGAATTAAAAATAATCCAAGGGCTAATGCGTCCGGATTTGATCCAGTGTATAGCACGTGGCTTACTAATCTCCCTAAAGAATACATTATACGGTCTATCATTTTCTCTACTCCATTGTTGCATCAAAAGAATGCCTCTTTCAACTGCACGTTCGGCTGTTTCTTTTTTGTTTAGTTCTCTAATATATGTTTCATAAACTGCATCACTTGTCCATTTATCAAGTTTAACACTTGTTGTAATAACAAAGTCAATAAACTTTTCTGGATCAATAGCATTTACATCTAGCATATATTTACCAAATTTTGTAAAGCCTGTATAATATTTACTCTTTGCGAATTGTTCATATGTTTTCTTTTTACTACCTTGCGTAGTCAATTCATAAAATCTGTTATAAGCAAGAAATCCTAATCTAACATACTTAGAATCCTTATTGACCCATCTACGTTTTTGTTCGCACATATGGGCAGAAAGAGTCTTTTCTCTTTGAAAACTTTTACCACAGAATTTACATTCAAACATTAACACATTCTCTTTTTGGCGGACCCGAGAGGATTCGAACCTCTGACCTCTTGTTTCGTAGACAAGCGTTCTATCCAGCTGAACTACGGGTCCGTTCGGTTTAGTAGCTATTAGCTTCTCCGTCTGCTTCTACGGCTGAAACGCCGCCATGGATTTGCCAATTACAACCCTGTGACTCATAACCTTTTTCTTCTAAAAACTCATATCGGGATTGCCATTCTTCGCTTTCCAATTGAGCATCATAGTCTTCTTCTAGTTTTTCTTTATCATCATCAGACCATTCGTTATCGCCACTTCCGTAGAAAATAAAGTCTTCCGAACAGCCATCAAATGTTTCAATCATTTCGATATTTTCATAATCTTCATAATCCCATATCTCACCATCTTCACCTAAAGATGATTGTAGATAGCCACATTCTTCTTCATTTGCTACAGTAATTCTAAATGTACCATTACGCCATAGCACTTCTGTATTAAGTGCCTTACCGCTTTCATGCCTAAACATTTCAATCTCTGTTAGACTTTTCTTAAAGTAAGCATTGATATCGTATGAGCCACCTACTTTAATTTCAGTTACTTCTTCACTCATCACTTACGCCTTTCACTGTATTTACAAGTTCTTCTACTCTATCTTCCAATACACCAATAGTAGTATGGATATGACCAGTATCATGAGGTTGTATTCTTGCCTTCTGTACTTCGATTTCACTCACAAGTACTTTTATTGTATTCACTAGTTCATCGTTTGTCATTTCTTTTTCCTTTTAGTTTTTGTTTTACCGAAAATTTCGTCAAACTCTTTATCTGTCATACCAGTATCCTTAGCCATTTGCTTGATATCATCATCTGAATTTAAAGTTCTAAACAATTCTACTTCATCACCTTTCATATGAGGGTATAACCGTGAAACAAATTGTGAAACATTATCAGTTTTCATTCTTGAGTTTGGCGGTTTTATATATTCATGAAACTGTGTTTTACCTGTAGAAGTTAAACAGAATAGCTTCCACATCAATTCTTCATGCTTATATAAATCTTTATAATACTTGTTTACAAATTCATTTGTATTAAGTAGCAGGTCTTCTTTATCTTTTCCTTTGGCACTACTTGCATATCTAAGAAACAACCAACTAGAGAATTGCTTCTTTTTATCATCATCAAGTTTTGAATACCAATCAAAATCTTTGCGATCCATCGCACCCAAGATTTCTTTTAGTGGTATTTTTTCAGCCATCATTATTGTCCTTAGAAAAAGTCGTAACTATGTAATACATCAGGTATTCTATTTAAGTCCTTTACAAAATATGCACACTTTGGTTTATCACCATATTCTAACGGTATAGCCAAGATGTGTCCATACTTTAGTTTTGGAAAAAACCATTTTACATCTGCAAACACATTGTTAACTTTTATTGGTTGCCAGTCCATTGTAAAGCCTGCGAGAGGATTTGTCAATACTGTATCAAACTTTCTTTCATTAATACTTGTCAATGGTATGAATTCTAATTCACCTATATTCATATCACCTATTAGTATATTCCAATCTATTGGCATTTCTATATTGTGTGGTCCAATGCTTAAACTTATACTAGGTGCATTAAACGTTTCAATAAAAACCAGAGGTATAAAAAAGAAGTCAGGCTCATTTTTATCTGTTACATCCATAACACAATATCTGATGTCTTCTATTTCATTTTCTGGTAAACTATTCATTTCATAACATCGATTTTCTACTGTTAATATTTTCATTTTAGTAATTTACCTTATCTATAGTAAAAGGATACTCTGCATCCTTATAATATTTTTTACGTTCTGTTAAATGGCGCCTGCTAAATTTACATCTGCTTGTCACATCCCAAATCTGCACAAAGTCTTTGTCTTTGGCAATACGCACACCTCTGCCTATAGATTGTATCACTCGTACAAAACTTTTACCAGGTTCTAAAAGAACTAGATTAAAAATTCTAGGAATATTAATACCTACTGCGGCTACGCCGTATGTCGCAATAGTTATTGAGTTTGTTGCCTGATTGATTTCGTTGTATGCTTCTTTTCTATCTGTTACTTTCATAGCACCTTGAACGAACTCAGCATCAGGAATAAGGTCTTGTAGAAGTTTACCATTATTAATTCTACCAGTAAGAACTAATGTGTTGCCTGTTTTAGATACTTCTCTAATCATGTTTGCAACATATTTCATACGTTCTTTATCTTCTAACAAAAACTTTAATTCACTTTGATAGTTTGTGTACTCTGATGTTTCGCATGTTTGTACAACATTAACGTGACACTTAGCTAGTACACCTTGGTCTTGTAATTCTTTAGCCGCAAGTCTATTAATAACTTCACCTAATGAACTACGTAATGATGCAGACTCCCAATCACTTTTTGGTATAGTTCCTGTTAGTCCCCATCGGATAGGAATATTTGCAAATACTCCTGTCAATAATTCTTTTAACACTTCTGCTTTTGCTTGATGAACTTCATCAACAATAACACAAATTACATCTTCAATAAAAGCATCGATATCGCCATCACCTGATTTAGTTTTCTTTAATAAAGAATTCAAACTTTGCCAAGTACAGATTGTATGTGTTTTACCGATATCTTTCTTATCACCAAAGTAAACACCCACATCTAATCCACAGTTTTCATAATCTTCAAATGTCTGTCTTACCAAATCCTTATTTGGTACAATTACAATACTACGACCATATTTCTCTACAAGTGAACTCATAGTGGCTGTAATTATAGTCTTTCCTGCGCCTGTGGCGACCTCTTGTAAGCATTGAGGGTGTTCTATGAACTTATTGACGATATCTACCTGATAGTCTCTTAAACGTATCTTTTGGCCTTCCGCTACGTGTCCAGCTGGCCATACTGCATCGCCCCAATAATCTTCCAATGCTTTATCAAATACTAAATCATGTTTTTCTCTTGTATCATTAATTTGAACATCATATCCTTCTTCCATAATTATTGGAAGAATATCATCCAATAAATTTAAGAATGTTCTACCACCAACATCACAGAACCTGACCGTTCCATCCCAACGACCAAGTTTATAAGCTGGCATATGATATGCATGAGGTAAAAAGTATTTTAGTTTATTAGAACATTTCCTACGTGTAGCAGGATCTAGTCCTTCTAATCTAATGTTTACCTCATCTTTAATATTAATAATACAACTTTTCATCAATCCATATAATCCGAATACATATAATTTAAATAGGCATGACCATCTTCGGTCAGTCTTTCTGGTGTCCACTGAGGTGTAAATGTTACTTCTACTTGACAATCTATTACATCATCAACTGATAAAGATGCACCTTTAACATCATTTACTATCATATCTGCCGCTGGACAAAATGCACTAGTTAATGACATTACAATATTACAATACTTCTTTTTATCAGGCATTTCGCCTACATTTACCTCATAAATCAATCCAAGATTATAAACATCACAACCCATTTCTGGATCATGAACACCTTTAAGATTGTCGATAATCTTATTTTTTGTTTCTTCGATATTCATAATATTGATTATAGCACAATTCTTTTGTAAATGCAATAGTGCAAATAAAAAAAGACAGATTAGGTGAGTGAGAGAAACCCAATCTGTCTTTAGAATAACCAGACCAGAAAGTCTAGTTAACTGTTTAAGCCGTTATGCTGACCTTTTCATACAAGTAGTCTCGGCTAATGCTTTCCATCTATCTCCAACTTTAGACATATTTCTAAGGTCTGCAATTTTCTGAGCCATTCTCAAAGAAACTTCTCTTAGTTTCTTTTGATTAGCAACCATGAAGTCAATAATTTCAACTTCTTGATCCTTAGTAAGACCTTTAGTATCAAATAGACCACCGTCTCTAGCAATCTGTTTGATTCTCAAAATCTTATCTCTTGCAGTGTCCATAGTCAAATCAAGATAGTGACACCTTGAAAGAATTGCTTCCAAGTGGTCTTTGATTTTATTACCTTTAACTTTATCAAATTTCAAGTTAGTGATAAAGATAACTGAACCTTTGAATTCGAAAGTATCAGGAACACCTTCCCTTCTTAAGAAGTGTGAGTCAGAGTTCCAAGAAATCTTCCTCTTCTTACCACTATCAAGAGCGGCCTTAAGAATGTTTAGTGCATCCTCGTTAAAAAGAATACTATCACAATCGTCTAGTACTACGATACTCTTTGGATCAGAGTATTTGTAAAGTGTAGAGTAAAGACCAATCGCAGACATTGTACCTTTTACAAAAGTATGTCTAAGAGGCTTATCAGCCATCATGTCAAAGATTGAATCCTTTTCAAGTACTTGCTCAACACCAAATGTTTTACCAACACCAGGAGGTCCTGAAACTACCATACCTCTAACAACACCATCGATTGTTGCCTCGGTCATTTCATCTAAAATAGAGAAACGTTCAGCAATCCGATTCATCGCCTCTTCATCTGTTTCATTAACAGACGCAACAGAACCTTCAGAAACTTTTACATTTTCTGGGTCAACTTTAACCCTAATCTTAGGATTATTAAATTTACTTTCCTCAGCATTAACAGTAATAAACCAAGACCCGTCTTTAGCTTGTTTCAGACTTGAAACAACCGGAAACGCACCTTCTACTGATTCATTTCTATATGTACCTTTTTCGATTTGTGCTACTTGCATGTTCTCACTCATGTATTCACTCCTATGTTGTGTTTTAATTTTCATTATGTATATACTATAACACGATTCGCTATATTGTCAAGTTTTTGTACCTATTTAATTTCATTATTATTTGCGGCTTCTTTAAGTTGTTTACGGCCGGCTGTCTGGGAGTCTCCAGATTTCCATGTTTTATATGTATGACAACATGCACATAATGTCTGAAAATTAGAACCATCAGTTGGTTCATTATATGGATTGCCGTCCATATGGTCTACTTGTAACATCGGTTGAGGGAATCCATAATCTCTTAACCATTCTATTGATTTAGGCAATGGCGGGTCATAATATATATTGGTGGTGCATTTAAATCCCAAACGACCATCTATATTTTCACAGTAAGGTTTTCGCCATTGTAAATGATAAGGGGTGCCGCCATGCTGTTCACAGTATTCAGAAAACTTAAGTTCTCCTTCGTGATTTGTTCCTAACAATGTTGCTTTTTTTCTACAATTCTTAATTGTACATGTCGGATATTGGCGCTTTGTTAAATTCGATGATAAATTTTGAAAATTCTTTCGTCTTAAATTGTGACACTTTCCGCAGTATTTTCGCCAAACAGGCTTGTCTGCTGATGCCGTATTATGTGCTAAATCTTCACATCCTTCTGTTTGACATACCGGTCGTGGTACAGAATAATCATTCCTTTGGGCTTTAGCCATATCATAACCTCCGTTCAATCTCTTCCAGTTGTTTAAGATGTTTATTATGCTTATCACGTATTAGTACATACTTGTCCCAAGTTGCATAATTATGACTTTCCGGTCCATGCATACTATTACGCATTCCAGCACTAGATTTTGCCAATGCTTCACCAAATGGCCACCACTCTAATATTTCTTTTGTATCTTCCTTATATACCAAATATACCGGTATATTTTTAGAAATAGCATCTTCCAGTGTGTTGTTTTTCAAATTCATTCTTTATTCCTCAAACTTGTCTACAATCTGTACAGTTTCTTCATTCACTGCTGTTTCGATTACATATTCTACACCATCAAGTTTTTGAGAGTGAAAATATGCTTTTGCGTCTTTCCACTCGGAGCAATATGCCACAACTTTATTAGTGCCTTTAATTTTTACAGTATACAATATTATGCCGCCTTTTTAATATAAGGTTTATCCCATTTACCGACATTGATGTTTACATAAAATGCGGTATCAAAATAATCAATCATTGCATCTGAGTTGTCATAATATGCTCGTCCGCCTTCGGCTTTAGCAGGAGCAGTATGACAAATTTCTTTGATATCGTCAAATAACGATTCATATTTCCCATACATATGTGTGTGATAATGATTAATCTGTGCATGACCAGTGAACGGATAAAACTTATCGTTGTTATAACGGTCAGTATGACCCATGTCCTTATCACCATAAAAGTCCATTACGCCTTCCATAATTGAAACGCTAATGCCTGTATAATGGTCACGTGTTACTGAGAACTTGATGTTTTTACCGAACTTCTCTTTGAGTGCTTTACGAACTTCTTTTACTTCGTTAGTTGAAATATAAGCCATATTGTTTACCCTCTTTCTATTGATTATGTAAACATTATAGCATGATTCGTGATTCTGTCAAGTTTTTGGGTATTTTAGTCTTTATTTTTAGGTATTTTTGCCCATCTGTCAATTTTTGTGCCTTTTCTGTTAGTATATTCTACTCTTAAATGAGTAAGGCCATCGGGCGCTTTGATTGATTTGAATAGTTTTTTAAGTCCTAAACCTTCTTTTTCTTCTATAAATTCTTTATCATCAGTGAATTTCACTTTGATTTTTCTCGTCATAAATCATCTTTGGTTGATTGTTTGGCCCTGGCTTTAGAGGCCAGGGCATTATATTATTTTTTACCCAAACACTTTTTCGTCTGCTAAGGCTCTGTAACCAGCGGCTACAACCCTTCTTAGGGGAGCTCCTAGTCTGTATACAGTTTTACCATGTTTGCTTTTATTAGCATATACGGCGTAACCTTTCATTCTCAAAGCACTGATAGTTGCTCTCGGATTTGCAACTCCATACCTATTTTTCATAGTAGCTTCTGTCAATGCTTCTCCGTCTTTTAATGCATTGATTATTTTCTCTTGTTTTGATGTTTTCATCATTTCTCCTTTAGGTGTTAGTGTATCTTTACGGTTTAACCAATTAAACATAAAGTACCTCCTTTTCTTATGGATTAGAATATCATAAGTTGCATAGTATGTCAAGGAAAAAAATAGGCAAAAAAGCCGCAGTTTTATTAGCTTTTTATAAAATTATTTGTCTGAAATTGTATCTGCGTTAGCTAGTTGGATGTTTCTACGCTTGTTTAAAGCAAAGAAAACATGCCTCTCACTTTTGCCATCTGAATTTAATTCATAATAGTCATATTGTACTATTTCAAATCCTGCACGAATCATAAACAATCTGTAGTTATCCGGATGTAATGTAGCATAATATTTGTGTTCGTTTGTTGAATGCGGAACTTCAATATAAGCCCAACCATTGATTTTCATCATTCTATTGAGTTCTAAAAGCGTAAAAAATGGCATATGAGAAAACTGCAATGATTGACGCATCCATACCACATGAAAATAGTTGTTCATTACTTGATTAAAATTGTAATCCATAAGATGTACTTTTAAGTCTTTTGCTTTACATTTGTCCCATTCTTCTTTTTCAATAGTAATTCCCTGAACGTTAGTGTATCCCAACTCGGAAAATTTTTCCATAGCATAACCTTCATTACAGCCAATATCTAAGATATTGATATCTTTCTTATCTGGATATGAGTTCTGTATAAATGGTATTAATTGTCTATCAATTATTTTTCTGTCTAATTCAGTTTCTGGTAGTCTTGCTACCTCATTTTGCATAGAAAACTTAAAGTTATTAAGCCTAATCCATTCTTCCGTAAATTCAGTCATTTAGTCCTCTTTGTTGATAAACATTTCTACTATTGGATGTTTATCTATAAATCGCATTGTTATTTCATAGGTATCACAATTCTCTAATCTGATATTATGATTACCAATATCCATCATTATCTTGTGTAGCTTTAAGATAAGATTTTGGTCTACTTGTTTAGGTATTAAACAATAATGTGCATTATTATTTGGTTCTAGTGCTATATGGTCTTGAACATCATAAACTACAGTACCCATTGCAGTTGCATCAATCATAGAGACATTCCGCCAAATGTTTCTTTATCAACGTCTTGTTTTACACCACCAATAACATAAGATGAAATTTCTGTTTCTTGAGGTGCAACTTGTACATCTGCGCCAGCAATCCATTTTTGTGTCCAAGGTAATGGGTTTGCTTGTGACGTTTTGTATGGACATTTTAGTCCAACGGCTGTCATACGTTTGCAACAAATCCACTCAATATAGTCATCAAGTAATTTTGCATTCAAACCAATCATTGAACCATCTTTAAATAGATACTGTGCCCATTCTTTTTCTTGTTCTACTGCATCTACAAACATTTGGATACATTCTTCTTCTGTCTCTTTAGCAATCTGAATGAAGTCTGGATCATCTTTTGGTAGAAGTTTTAGAAGTGTTTGTGTAGATGCCAAGTGTAGATTTTCATCACGTGCAATTAGCTTAATAATCTTAGCATTGCCTTCCATCTTTTTAAGTTCTGCAAATGCCCATGAACAAGCAAATGAGACATAGAAACGAACACCTTCTAAAATATTAACACTCATAAGTGTTTTATATAGAGATTTTTTAATTTCATATTCACTGATTGGTACTTTCTTACCATTGACTGTATGTGTGCCTTCGCCCAACAAGTTATAGAAACCTGTCATTTCAATTAGTTCATCATAGTTTTTAGAAATATCATCTGCACAATCCATGATTTCATTGATATCCATCATTTCATCAAATACTTTTGATGGGTCTGAATAAACATTTCTAATAATGTGTGTATATGAACGTGAGTGAATTGTTTCTGAAAATGTCCAAGTTTGGATCCATGCTTCTAGTTCTGGAATAGATACTAGTGGGCCAAATGCTTCTACTGGTGCACGACCTTGTACACTATCTAGTAGAATTTGACGCTTTAGATTTGATGTAAAGATATGACGCTCATGGTCTGTAAGATTTTTAAAATCATTTGAATCTTTAGTTACATCTACTTCTTCTGGACGCCAAAAGAAACCTAGTTGCTTGTCAGTAAGTTTATCAAACTGTTTGTATTTTAACATATCAAAACGTTGAATTGCTACTCCGCCTGATGGGTCTAAGAAAGCCAATGCTTTCGTATGGTCTGCTTTATTATCTGAATTGAATACTGACATTTATATCTCTCTACTTTCTAGTTCTAATGTGATATTTATCTTTTTTGTTACTTTGTCATTTGATATTTAGATAGCACAACTATCACAATATTCTTCATACTCTATGTCGCTGTTAAACTCTTCCCTTGACTTCAAATCCTCTGGAATATCTTTACTTACATCAATTTCCCCTTGTCCATCAAATGTATTAAAGTAATAAAGTTGTTTACCACCGTATTTGTAGAACATAATAAGATGTTGCAACATCACTGACATTGGTATCTTTTCATCTTCAAAGAATATAGGGTTGTATGAAGTATTAACTGATATACCTTGGTCAATATATTTTTGTAATACAGCCATAATTTTTAGATATCCCTCTGGCGACTCTTGGTCCCATAACAACTCATACTTGTTTTTTAACTTGTGAATACCGGGTACAACTTGCTTTAACACACCATGTTTGGACTGCTTAACACTAACCATACTTCTCGGTGGTTCTATACCATTAGTTGAATTTGATATTTGTGCAGACGTTTCAGCAGGCATAAGTGCCATCAGTGTTGAGTTACGAATGCCGTGTTTTTTTAAATCTTTTCTTAGACCTTTCCAGTCTTGTGTATATTTTCTTTTTACTAATTCATCAACCTCAGGTTTATATGTATCAATTGGCAAAATTCCGTTTCCGTACTTAGTTTGTGATGATAACGGACATGCATTGTATTCTTGTGCTAAAGTATTAGATGCTTTGATAAGATGATACGACCACGCTTCTGCCCATTCATCAACAAGTTTTAAATCAGGGTCAGAATAGTTTGTATCATTCTTAGCTAACCAGTATGCAAAATTAATAATACCAACACCAAGAGGTCTTCTATTATTAGTTGAAATTTCAGCCGCAAGTACAGGATATCTTTGATAATCTAATAGAGCATCCAAGCCACGCACTGCTAACTCACAAGGTTTAGCAAAGTCTTCTGGTGTTTTAATATTTCCCCAATTAATCGCACTAAGAGTACAAAGAGCAATTTCACCTTCTTCATCATGTAAATGTTTTAAAGGCTTCGTTGGTAGATTAATTTCGCAACATAAGTTTGACTGTCGTATAGGTGCCATATCTGAAATGAATGAACTATGCTCATTTGCATGGTCTACATTCATCAAATATATACGACCTGTATTTTTACGTTCATTCATAAATGCTGAAAATAAGTCTAATGCAGGAACTGTTCTTTTACGAATTTTAGTAGAACGTTCTGCTTTTTCATACAATTCACGAAATTTATCTTGGTCATCAAAGAATGCTTCATATAGACCAGGAACATCAGATGGAGAGAATAATGTAATATCTCCTCCACTCATTAGACGTTCATACATTAATTTATTAAATTGTACACCATAATCCATATGACGTACTCTATTATCTTCTGTGCCTTTGTTATTCTTTAATACTAATAAGTCTTCTACTTCGTAATGCCATAACGGATAATATAAAGTTGCCGCTCCGCCACGGACGCCGCCTTGCGAACATGATTTTACACTTGCTTGAAATAATTTATAAAAAGGAATAACTCCTGTATGACTTGCATCTCCATTTCGTATTGGTGAATTTATAGCACGGATGCTACCGGCACCAATACCTATGCCTGCTTTCTGAGAAACATACTTGACCACTGCACTAGAGGTAGCATTTATAGAATCTAGTGAATCGTCTGTTTCAATCAGAACACAGGATGAAAACTGTCGCTGTGGCGTACGTACGCCAGCCATAACAGGAGTAGGCAGAGAGATATCAAAATTACTAATTGAATCATAGTATTCTCTGACATATTTCATTCTTGTTTCTTTTGGATAGTTACCAAATAAAGATGCAGAAATTAGAGCGTATGTAATCTGCGGTGTTTCAAAATGGTGCCCAGTTACCCTATTTTGAACTAAGTATTTGCCACGAAACTGTTCCATACCAACATATGCAATATTGAAATCTCTTTCGTGTTTGATAAAACTATTAATTTCTTCCCAATCTTCTTCTGAATAATCTTCAAGTAGTGATGGATCATAGAAACCTTTTTCTGTATTTAATTTAATAATATCACGAATATGCCATGGTTCAAAACTGTTATATACCATTTTTCTCAAATGATAGTTCACAAGATTACCCGCTACCCATTGATAGTTTGGAGTTTCTTCTGATATTAAATCTGCCGCGGCTTTAATCAATGTTTCTTGTATTTCTACACTAGTAATACCATCAAAAAATTGAATATGTGATTTTAATTCTACTTCACTTGCACTTACACCTGCAATGCCTTCACATGCAAACATCACAACTTTGTGCATTTTTTCTAAGTCTAGTGGCTCTGGGATGCCGTCTCTTTTGATTACTTTAATTTCGCTCATGTTTTATCTCTCTAACTGGTAATGTATTTACTCATTACCGGTGTTCATTAATGTCTGTTGTTTATTTCTGCATCTTCCATTCCTGCTACTCGTAACTTAATTATATTGGTTAACTGAAAGTGTTTAATCTCAAAACCTTTTGTTATACCTAAATACTGATTACGGGTGTATGCTACTTGATTTATTAGTTCACTAATAGCAACAACCTCAGCTTCGCCATCTGCATACTTTTCTGCATCACGGGAACTAAGTGCCTTGTTGTAGTTCTCTAAATATTTTCGTAAATATTCACTACGTTTTTTACGTAACTGTATATTTAGATGTTCTAGGATTGCTTCAAGTTCTTGTAATTGAGCAAAACGCAATTCAACGTAAGATGGCAAATGTGTAGCATTTTTCTCCACATTGCCATAAATTCTTACTTCTGAACGTGCATCCGATAATTCATTGGTGAAGTAATCAACGCAATCAGGAATTTTAGCCCAATCCTTAACTACCTTACTATACCAATTTTCCATTACCAGTCTTCCTCTTCATCTTCAAATTCTTCGAAATACCTGTCTACCGCCGTTTCAAGTATCTTGTCTCCTTCAGCAAATTCATCTATCTCATTTTGTTCGATTCCACTATCATCGCACACTTTAATAAATGTTTCTGCCGCTTCTAATTTATCTTTTGCTGGGATAAAAGGTAAAACTTTTTCCCATAACTCAAATACTGTTTCTAACTCTACTGCCGCCATTTGGTCCTCATAAACGATGAGGCATGTATGCCTCATAAATTGCCGAATTTGCGCCATGTTCCGCACATTCTACTCTTACACAAAAACACCTACCATTTGAAGATTCTCTTACGAGTTTATCCGCAAAACGCCAAGCGTGTTCTGAAAATTTTTCGACCCCTACACCATCTAATAGTGTAAGTTCTGCTAGACCAGATGATTCTAATTCAGTCAACTTATACAACAGAGGGTCATTTCTATCACAAACTACTTTATGGTCGAAACTATCCTCTAGCCATTTCTTTAGTGGTTTTAATCCACCAAAATCTACTACCCAATTACGTTCATCTAGTTCATTACATCCAAATGTAAATTTGAATGATAAACTATATCCATGTAATAAACTACAATGTGAATCTGCATGGGGCTGTCTAAACACTGCACTTAGTCCAATGTTATGCCCATAGCACTTGGTCGAAAAATATTTAGCCATTATGCTTCCTCGTTTACTTCGATGTTATCTAATTCTGGAGCTTCTAGTTCTTCTGATTCATCATCAAAATTTCTATCATTCCATTCTTCCATTACTACGTTAAGTTTTTCATCAGTCCAGTTTTTACGGAACTCAATCATTTCTTCGCCTGCTTTAGTCATATATTTCAAACGATTGCCTTGCTTGACTAGTACACCTTTTGCTTCAAAGAAATCCAAAAGACCACTGTAAGGACTCATACCTGTTTCGTATGGAATTTCTACTTGTACGCTTTCAAATGGTTTTGCATAACGTGTTTTCATTACTTTACAAGCCGCTCGAATACCGTGTACTTGTGATGTTTTATTACCGTCTGCGTCAACTTTTAGTTTAAGTTTTTTCATTGCAACAACAATACTTGATGCATAGATAAACCCTTGTCCACCTGAAATCTTATCATCCGGGTCAAACATATCTTGTGATGCATATGTGTGATTAGTACATACTAGTCCTACATTGTAATCACCAAACATATTAACTGAGTTACGAACTAGTGATGCTAGTGCTTTAGGTTTACGACCCATGTCACCTTTCATATCACCTTTTTGAAACTGGTCAACGTCAGTTGGTGTCAACATCATTCCTAAACTATCAATAACAAACATTACTTTAGGACGTTCTGAGTCTTCTGCATCAGCATACTCCGCCTTGTAATCTTTCATAAAGTCATTAATAATTTTAGCAACATCGTCAATCATTGCCACATTTAATTTCAACAGTTTGTCTTCGGCAGTATCTACTTGCAATGCATGTAGCCATTTCTCATCTAATGCATTTTCTGAGTCTATCAGAACTACAAAGATACCTTGGTCTTGTGCCGCCTTGACAATGTTGCCTGCCGCAACATATGATTTACCTGCACCGCTTTCGCCTGCAAATACTGTTACTTTTCCTAGTGGAATACCTTTATAAAAGTCTCCACTGATTAACTTGTTTAGACAGTAGTTACCTGTTGAGATCCAAGTATCAGGGTCACGAAAACCAGAACTAACGCCTGGAACTGCTTTTGTGATACTTTTTCTAAATTTACTTACGTCAAATGCTCTTGGCATATTCTACTCCTTTGATATGGAGGGAGACACAAAGTCTCCCTCACTAGTTGTTAATGATTAATCAGATTTACGACTTCTAATCATTTTCAGGATATCAGCGGCATCAGTTCCCTGACCACCACTTGCTGGCGCACTCGCCTCTGCCATTGCTGGTTGAGGTGTTGCTTCTGCTTGTACAGGAGCCGGTGTTTCAGCTGGAGTTGAAGTTTGTGCTACTGGAGCCTCCGCAACCTTCGGTGTTACTGCTGATGCAGTTGGTGCCGATGATGCTGGCTTAGTATTACCTACATCCAATCCATATGGTTTATAGTAAGAACCCCATTTTTCTGGGTCATAAAGATGCCCATCAACTGATGCTTCGAACATTTCCATAATGATACGAACTTCTTCATCACTAGGACGCTTCGGCATAAAATCACCCAAGTCATATAGACCATGAGTTTCAACCGCCTGACGTTCTTCTTCATTTAGAGAACGCTCTTTACGTGCCCAATTTGAAGTTGAATAGTCTGCATACTGACCTTTTTGCGTTTTAGTAAGACGGAAGTCTGTACCTGCATCATAGTCAGTTGGAAGATTTTCCATATCTGGATCCATTAGAGCCGCCTTCAATAGTTTGAAGATTTGTGGCCCAATTACGAATCTACGAATTGGATTTTCTGGAGTTGCTTCGTTCATTGGATCTTGAACAACAAATCCTTGGAAGATGTAAGAACGTTTCTTCCAATACTTACGTCCAATATCTTCCATAGAAGGGTCTTTGAACCAAGGACGAATTTCTGCATGTACGGGACATGTATCACCCCACATTTCAATACAAGGAACTTGTACTGTTACTGGTTTCGATTCGTCACCCCCTTTGACACCTGGAAAAGGCATCTTGATGATTTGTCTCTCACGCCAGAAAAAAGTATTTGAATTGTCTGAATCCGGAAGAAAACGAATAACTGATGTAGAATCAGTGTCCATATTCCAGAAAGGATAGATGGCATCTGTGCCTCTATTTGCGTTGGCATTATCTGCCGATTTGTTATCTTGTGCAAGAAGTTTTGCACGGATTTCTGCTAAAGTAGCCATATTTTATTCTCCTATATTAGCCTGTATTAGTTTGTTTTGTTTTATTAGCCTAAGTGTAAACAGTTTACTCTCAAACATGTTTACTATTATACTTATCTTCGGGAGCAAAGTCAAGCGTTAAATACGTGTTTTTTGTATTTTTTTCCACAAAAAAAAGGGACCCTAATAGGATCCCTGATTTTATTGGTTTTTTTGGTATGTTATGCTGGAATTTCGAACTTAGAAAATGCTTCTGAAAGCATTCTATCAAACTGTTCATTCACAGGAGTACCTGCAGTTTCTACTGCTTCGTTCTGTGTTGCTAGTTTTCTCAAGTATCCAGTAATTTGAATCTTTTCTTTTGTAAGACCTTTGCCTGAACGAATCGAGTTACCCATATCCATTAAGAACATTGACAATTCAGCCGCTCTGTCGTGGCCTTTATTTTTACGCTTATTGTCATCAGTAGTGTCAACGTCTACTCTGTCTGCTAAATCATCGATTGATAATGCTAACTTAAGTTTCTTTTGTTCTTCTGCTTCTTGTGGAGTACGAGGTTCTGCATATTGTTTCTTAATTGCATCGTAATCGTATTCTGCGCCTGGCTTTCTAGGAAAAGTAATTTTGTTTTTCTTTTCACCAGTTTTCTTATCTTTTGCTAGAATAATTTCTTTAACACGTGCAATTTGGTCAGCACGGTTATCTTCCATTTCTTCTTCATTTACACGATGAATTAACGGCAAAACATCCCTTAAAGATTCTTCAAATGTTGATTTTGTAAATTTAGAAACATAGCTGTTTACGGTATCTTCTGTAATTTCAGCATTTTGTTTTGCTTCTGTTGTTGCCATTTTTTCAACAAAACTTGCGTATCCTTTTGCACCTTGTACACGCTTAATAGATTCTTTAATTGATTCCATTCTACGCTTAACATTAAGTACAACTGAACGATTGCTTTCATTGATTAGTGATTGCTTATTAACAACATTCATAAACTCTTTTAATTTTGCTAGGTTTGATGAAAGTTCTACAATAGCCTCACCCACCATGTCGCTAGGTACACCACCATGTGAAACGTGTCTCGCCATTGCTCTTGCGCCGTTCAAGTGTTTGAATGGATACTTGAAACGTTCACCTTCAGCATTTTCAACAAATATTGCTGAAATATTACGAGAACGTGCACCACGTGATTCTTCGTTTACTGCGTTGCGGTGTTTGACGATTAGTCTTACATTTTCTAGTGTTTGGCGACTGGTACGTGATGATCCTTCTAAAGGCGATAAGCCCTCTTTCATTACGTCACTCATAGTCTGCTCCTTGTCTTTGTCTAATTTATATGTATAATTCTTAGGTTCAATATGTTTACCAAATGAACGCATATCAAAATCTAACATGTATTCACGTGATAACTGTCTCAAGCTATCCATTAATATTTTGGCTAGAGGTTTATCTATATCAACTCCTTCACCAAAATGAAGTTTGACTTCATTAGTACTTTCATCAATAGACACCATCATATTTGGTTCGTCTATATAGAAAAATCTAGCTTCCTCTGGATTAGATACACTTTTTCCATTCTCAGCATTGAACATCTTCAAAGAAATACCATTTCCTTGAATAATTCTCATCACTTTTTCTGCGATTGTTGATATATTTACAGCCATATTGTTTTTTCCTTATAGATGTATTTATCAAAATAGTACAGGAAGAGGGTCGTTAAAATCGTCTCCGGCTTCTAAAGATTCTCCTAACGTTTCCATAAATTCTTCATCAAATCTTGATATTACTTGTATCTGCCTAATACAAAGTAAAGTAGCTGAAACTAAATCATCTGTTTCACCAGATTTTGCTTCGTAACTTTTACCTTTTGCAATAAATGTTTTAAATTCTCTAATTAAGTTTCTACTCAGCGGTACCATTTTATCGCTCTCAATCCAAGATTTCAGCTTCATACATGCTGTTATTTTAGTTTTGTAAGATGTAGTGAAACCTTTTCTAATTGCTTTTTGTATTCCTTTTTTCTTAGGCTCATGTAAGAATTCTCCTGGGAATTTGTCTTCATCCATTTCTTCTATAACTATAAGAGCCGCTTCTCCCAGTGAATTGTTTTCAACAGACCAATAAATTTCCGGTCGTTGATTTCCCATTTCTTTCATTTCGTCATTTAGTATTGTAAGAATATCGTGCATAGTTTTTACTTGGCCTCTGATATCAGTACGATTGCTTTGCCATTCTGCTACTTGTACTAGTTCAGGCAAAGACCATACTTCAATAGCAGAATTATCCCCACCAGTACCCATAGCAGGATCAAGACCAATAACGTAAGTAGAATTTTTGTTAATTTTTTCATACCATCTTATTTGTCCAGTTTTCATAAGTGGCTCTTTGCCTTCTAAATGTGACAACTTAATACTATCTACAAGTGTTTCATCAAATGCAATAAATTCGCATTCATGTTCACGTAAAAAACGTTCTTCACCTACACGTGTTCTTTCTTCTTTTGACCACTGTTCATCTCTATCTGGATGCTCATACCAGACAGCCTTGAATGGTTTAAATCCGTTGATGCCTGTTTCTTTTTCATTGCCATGGTCATCGATATTTTTATTTGCGCCGCTCCATATCAATGCAAATTGGTCATCGTCTAAGTTTGGTGTTGAGGTAATAATAGCTTTACCACCTGTTGCTAGAGTAGGAGATATTGAAGTCCAAAACTCTTTTGCAATATTAGGTCTAACGAATGCAAACTCATCACAGTATAGTAAAGAGATTGAAAGACCACGACCTGTATTTTCTGTAGTTGCTTGTGCTATGATACGTGAACCATTATCAAACTCCATACTGCCTTTGTTATAACTCGTAACACCTGCTCTAATATGGTCGGGACATAATTCATAGGCATGTCTAATTCTATGCATAATTTCTTGGGCACCTGAATATTTGTGTGCCGCAATTAGAATAGTTTGGTCTGGCATAAACATAGCATACCATAATAGATATCCTGCCGCAGTAGTAGATTTTCCCATCTGTCTACCTAACATAGAAATAGAAAATCTATAATCATGATAAGAATGAAGTAATCCCCTTTGGTATCCATATGCATCATATATCATACTACCCTTAGTTGGGTGTTGTATTTTGAAATAATTATTCAAAAAGTAAAAAGGATCACTAGCACATCTACTAAATTCTAATAGTTGTGCATTACTAAACTTCGTTTTTTGATATGCTTTTTTAGTTAAATCTGCCATATGCTATTCTATTTTTCCTACTTTACCGTCTGCTTTAATTTCTGTATCAGCAAGTCTCTTAACTCTGTCTCTCCAACCCACTTCACCTATTGCTCCGGTGAGTGTTACTCTTATGTTATCACCTGCATCCGGGTCAACACGTGTTATACCATGTATTGAATTTTTCTGTATTAATATTAATCTATTTGGTTTAGGACTTACAAATGTACCTAAGCCAACATCCATAATAGGTTTAAATTGTCTTTGTTGTTCAAACATTTCTAATGGACTATTTAATTCTTTATAACTATCATGATGCACAGTGCCTTCTTTTAATTCTAACCACTGCGAATATTCTTGTGCAGACCCTAAAGGCAAAATACACAATGTAGAATCCCAGTTTATTTGCCATTTCTTATGCAAATAATAAGTGTATGTTGTAAAGCCAAAATCACAATGCCAAGGGTTTTTAGAATTAGCAGGATAGGCATGACAACGCATTGCATAATCTTCAAATTTGCCTCCTGTAACATACTCATCGATATGTTCATATTCATTTAAAAATTTATTAAAATATTCAAACCACAAATCAGAGTTATCGCCTCTAGGATATCCACCTTGCCAACGTTTTTTATTTTTATAATTTGCACCATCAGTATAGTGCCAAAACTTATCATCACCTTGCGTCTGTTCCCATTCATCGACTTGAACTTGATTTAAAATCTTATCTTGTACTTCTTCTGGTAAGAAGTCATCAACAATCAAACACTCTGGTGTTCTCATAACAACATTATACATAGCTTTGTCTTTCTCCTTGTCTACTCAAATCTAAAGTGACACAATGTAAGCCACTGTCCCAGAAATATTTATGTCTAAAATCAAAAGGTATCATTTCAACTCCGTATTTCTTTAATTCTTTTTCAATTCTTGTATCATGCCCATTTGTAATCAATGTATTTTCGTCAATACTTACTACATTCAAATCAAATACTGTTTCATCTACATACCCAATCCAATGTGATAGCCAATTTTCTACTTTGTCTTTATAGAAGTGTTGTATTCTCATTTCGTGAAACCACTCAGGTAAATCCCATGGTGTTAAAATAATCTTATCCCAATGTTTTAATTCTTCGGGAATATATTCTTCTTTCCATGTCATTAGTA